ATGGCGTTCGTTATCCCACAAAAGCCGCAAGGGATTTCTGACTACGATCATATTTATAAATACCTGGACCCACTTCATCGGTGGTGTCTTAATAATCATATCTCGATTATCCTTATTACACATACCACAAAGGCCAGGATCGTGGATGGTGAGAACCCATTCATCGGAATTATCGGCAGTGTAGCGATTCAGGGTTGTTCTGATTCCATGGTCATGTTACGGAAAAATCACGCCAAGAGCGGACTTGTTGTGAAGGACCCGAGCGTCCCGGACGGATTTCTTCATATTCAGGGCCGGGAGTTAGGTTCGGACCTGTTCGCGCTCGAGTTTGACGATGAGGGTTTGAAGTGGGCCATTACCCGTGAGGCGGAGGCAACCGACCATACTCGAAACCCAAATTATCTTCTCATTGCGGATGCGTTGAAGAGTTCGGTGATGGGGCCGACAGAACTTAGTGGAGCAACTAAAATGAACATAGCGACAGTTAAAACGTGTTTAATGCGGATGGTAAAAAAAGAAATTTTGATGAAAGTAAGTAGGGGAAAATACGGATTGGTTGGAACCGATTATGGCATTGAAACAGTGGCTCCTTAAGGAATATGAGTCTTTGAAACTAAGGTGGAGTAAATGACTGAAAACATTAAGAAAAAAAAGATTCACTGTGGGTGTTACCCCTTAGAGGCTTATGAAACTTTAGAAATAAAGATTCATAAGGTAACAGGCAAGATTCGCAGAAAGATTCACGCTAAGAGTAAGGCCCTAAGCGCGTATGAAACCCATTAGGTACAAAGATTCGTATATATAAAGAGAGTATATATATATATTAAAGGGTAAAAAAGAAATTCTCACTATTCACTAAATTCTAAGGAGGAAAATGAAAACAACCAAATGCGCCTGCGGCTGTAACCAAACTTTTATCCCAAGCCACGGCAAGAAATACGCAACGGATAGCTGCAAAAAGGCAGCGTACCGGAGAAAGAAAAGAATCAAGGCTCATAAACCAAGACGATACTGCATACATTGCAAAAAACTGATACCCCAAAAACAAACGCTGAGAAGACCCGTTTGCCTGGGGCCAGATTGCATGACCTGGTGGAACGAAGAGGAAGCTCCCCGGCGCCAGGCAGAGCGGAACCGGGTATGGTCCAGGACGAAAAGAAAAGCTGGTGGGCAAAAGAAACCCAAGGGGAATACTCATAAAGTTAAGGAGGCGGTGAAACACCGTATCCCTAATGAGTGGAACCATAAAATGTATCTAGCTGAGCAAAAGGAAGCGAAAAAGCCAAACGGGAGGCTATGTGGGTGCGGTGCATCGCTGGTTGGTGATGAGAAATTCAGGTGCCCGGTGTGTTTGCACCGGACGGACGATTGGATGAGCGAAGCCGGCGACAGCGGTTCGATGACACGGGTGTTTCGGTCGGCGGCGGGGTGATGAAATGACAAAGTTAAACCCGTGTCCATTCTGTGGGGCAGAAATGAAAATTGAGGCAGATAACAACTTTTTCGCAAGGTGCCTTGGTCAGTTTGCTGTAAATTGCCATGAGTGCGACGCGACAGGACCGCTTGAGGATACCAGGTATGATGCAATCAAGGCCTGGAATTACCGCTCAAACGATTGAGGAGGAATAATATGTACTGGCAATATTTGAAATATATTTTTAGGCACAAATGGTTTGTGTTTGTTGAATGTCGGAAAGCAGGGATTGCATGGCGTGGGGTTATTCACGATTTGAGTAAGCTGAGACCAAGCGAGTTTGTCCCGTATGCCAGGTATTTTTATGGGAGATATCCGGAAGAGGCTGTCTACGCAGGAACAACGATAAAGCACCCTCGGTTGTTTAAGGAAGACATTGATATGCGCTTTGACAAAGCATGGCTGAAGCACATTCACCGGAATCCTCACCACTGGCAACACTGGCTGTTGCAAGAAGACGATGGAGGGTTGAAGAATATACCTATTTCACCAAAGATTTTGAAAGAGATGGTCTGTGATTGGCGAGGTGCGGGTAGGGCAATAACCGGGGCAGATGAGGCACCGGGGTGGTATCTTGAAAATAAGGTGAACATCAATTTAAACCGAATTAATCGAAAATATGTTGAAAAACAACTCGGATGATGGAGGGGATAGGATTATGAAAGCATTTATTTGTGATGTGCCGAAGTGCGGAAAGATTGTGGAGGAGCAAGAAACGAATGATTACCAAAAGCGCACGAATGATTGTCTTATAACGATTGTGTTGCCGGAAGGTGATTTTTGTCCCGAATGCACACGCAAGCTCAGGGCCAGGGTAGCACGAGCGGCATGGGATGAGCTGAAACAAACCCGCAAGACCAAACCCAAGCTGGCGGTGGCGGCATGAGCGATGAAACCAAACGGCTGAAGGTGGAGATCGAGCGGAAGGACGTGCTGATAAGGGATTTGCGGTTGAGGTTGAAAGAATTCGAGCTTGAAAGGATGAATCGTGGAAGAATTAAAAACGGATACAAATAAACAACCAACACCGGCAGCGGAGTTCTTCTGTATTTGTTTAGGCGCAATGGCGATGCCTTTGGTGTTGATGGGCTTCGGCGTCTACAGAATTATTGAGATGGTTACAAACGTCCTATGTGGCAACAGGGATAAGCGAAATGGGAATAGCTGAAGATCATGTTGATTGGTTTCTGGAAGCTGTTAGGCCGTTGCTGGTAATGAACTTTAACCACGGGCTTAAACATAGCACTGAGGACGACAAAACAGGGTCGCCACTGCATTTTATAGATAAACGTGGGGATAGGGTCAAATATCAATGGGTAAAGTCGTAGCCTCGCGTAAATATCCTGATGGCTGGCAGTCGTTTAAGGAGGCAGAATAAAATAATGGAAAATCAAATGGGGTGGATGGAGGATGCAATGAAAGGCGTGGCCGCTTCCGGGATGGCCATGAGCGAAGAAGTTAAAACAAATAAAAAGTTCATGCCGACAACAGATATGGGGAAGTTCATTCAGCAATGTGTAAAGGAATCCATGGCGCGGCATGGACTAGGATATAAGGTAAAATAACGCTTGACAATACGGATCTGGTTTTGATAGGGTTACCATGCTTACAACAGACACCGCCGGGCCAGGCGTAATCTGGCTTTTTTTATGCAAAAACATGCCCTTGAGTATTCGGTGTCCGCGAGGCCCGAACATCCGTGTCTGGATGTAAGCATACTCAGGGGCATTTTTGTTTGGAGGTCATAAATGGAATATCAAGAATTTATAAAATCTAAAAAGAATGAGGGGTCAGAACACGGATTCGATCCGTTGTGGATTCCAGACTTCCTTTATGATTTCCAACGGGACATAGTTACATGGGCAGTTCGGAAAGGCAGAGCTGCGATATTCGCTGATTGCGGTCTCGGTAAAACACCCATGCAACTTGTCTGGGCCGAAAATATAGTCCGGAAAACAAACGGGAATGTATTGATTATAGCGCCATTAGCAGTAAGCGCACAAACCAAACAAGAGGCCGATAAGTTCGGTATTGAAATTGGAAGGTCTAAAACAGGACAGGTTAAAAATAAAATAACAATAACCAACTATGAGCGGCTTGAATCATTTAACTCTAATGATTTCTCCGGTGTGGTATGCGATGAGTCCAGTATTTTGAAAAACTTTAATGGTAAACGCAGGCAAATGATAACAGAGTTTTTAAAGAAAGTACCGTATAGATTATTGTGTACCGCCACGGCAGCACCTAATGATTACGTAGAATTGGGTACATCTAGCGAAGCATTAGGCAACATGGGGTTTATGGATATGCTAGGCCGGTTCTTTAAAAATAACCAAAGCAACTGCGCATTAAAAACCCAATATAGGCAAATGGGTGAACACATGCCTCAATGGAGATTTAAATATCATGCTGAGGAACCATTTTGGAGGTGGGTAAGCTCATGGGCCAGGGCAATACGAAAACCGTCTGATTTCGGATACGATGATGGTGATTTCATATTGCCTGAATTGATTGAAAAAGAAACTGTTATCCCTTGTTCAAGGCCACTTAATGGTAAAATGTTTGTTGAACCAGCTTATACTTTAAGCGAACAAAGGGAAGAGCGCCGAGCAACTATTGAGGACAGATGCGAATTTGTGAGCAATCAAGTAAATGGGGTAAATACATCCTTGATATGGTGTCACCTTAATGATGAAGGTAAAATGCTTGAAAAGATTATACCCGATTCCATGCAGGTAAAAGGATCCGATTCTGAAGAAAAAAAAGAAGAAACCTTCATGGCATTCTCAAATGGTGATTTGAGGGTATTGATTACAAAACCAAGGATCGGAGCTTTCGGGATGAACTGGCAGCATTGTTCTCATGTTTCTTTCTTCCCATCCCATTCGTATGAACAGTATTACCAATCTGTGAGAAGATGTTGGAGGTTCGGTCAAAAGTCACCCGTTGTTGTGGATATTGTAACCACTGAAGGGGAATACAGGGTATTGAAAAATCTGAAACGAAAGGCGAAAGCCGCTGATAAAATGTTCACGGATTTAATGGCTCATATGAATAATGCGTTAGAAATAAAAACTAAAGTATATGATTCGGGATCAATAAATATTCCGGCATGGATTCGTAAAGGAGATTGAACATGTCAATCGATCAGAGGATTACAGATCAATACGCAATATACAACGGGGATTGTGGTGATGTAATGACAGATATGCCTAGCAATAGCGTCCATTTGTCGGTGTATTCACCGCCATTTTCGGGGCTATATTTTTATTCGTCATCTGAAAGGGATCTCAGCAATTGTAGAGATTACAAAGAGTTTTTCACTCATTATGAATTTATAGTCAAAGAGTTATTCAGGATCACAATGCCTGGGAGAATAACCTGTGTGCATTGCATGGACGTTCCGTCCGGGAACAGCGGAAAAGACAAGATAGTTGACTTTCCAGGAGATATTATACGGCTTCATGATAAGGCAGGGTTCGACTATATCGCCAGGTATTCTGTTTGGAAAGAGCCGTTAGCTGTTAGAAATAGAACTATGGCGAAAAACTTGGCGCATAAAACCATTGTTGATGATTCGAGTTTTTGCACGTGTGCTTCAGCGGATTACCTTCTAGTATTCAGGAAAAAAGGTGAAAACCAAATACCGATAACACATAAAGAGGGTCTTTTGGAGTATGCTGGATCAAGAGAAATGCCGAATGATATCCTGTCATTCAAAGGTTGGCCAGGGAAGCAGATTGAAAATAAATATTCTCACTGGATATGGAGACAATATGCTTCTGCGTTCTGGGATGATGTAAGGATTGGAAGGGTTGTGCCTTTCAAGGAGTCTAAAGATGAAAAAGATGAAAAACACGTTCACCCGTTGCAGTTAGACGTTATCGAGAGGTGCATTGTACTTTGGTCAAACCCAAAAGAGATTGTATTCACACCGTTTATGGGGGTTGGTTCTGAGGTTTATGGAGCTGTTATCAATGGTCGTAAAGGTATCGGTGTAGAATTGAAATCCACATATTATAGGCAATCAATTAAGAATATCGAAGCTGCGTTTGAAAGCATACCAACTGAGCAATCTATGTTTGGATGAGGTGTTATAATGAAAAAGATATACCTAGCCACCCCATACTCAGGGACCCCGGCACAACAGGGAGCACGGTTCATACAGGCATCCATAATCGCCGGGGAAATCATCAAACAAGGCCATTGCGTGTTTAGTCCTATATCCCATAGCCACCCGATCCATAAATATTGTAACCTGCCGGGTGATCACGGTTATTGGCAGCGGCTGAATGAAAGCTGGCTCGAATGGTGTGACGAGGTGTGGGTGGCCGAAATGGACGGCTGGAAACAGAGCAAAGGGGTCCGGTGGGAGATGGATTGGGCTGAAAAGAACGGCAAGCCGGTTGTCATGTACCCGGTAAAATAACGCTTGACAATACGGATCTGGTTTTGATATAAGGAACTATGCTTGCAACAAAGATAAAAAAGAATATGTCAATCCCTGAGTGTTCGGACGCCGTGAGGCCCCGATTAGCCGTCTTTGGCTGCAAGCGCACTCAGGGATTTTTTTATTTGAGGGGGACATTATGGACTTACGAAAAAATTTGATCGAACGCAGGATGGTAGAATTGGACCCTGAGCTTGCCAGGCATTATCTGAAGTTTAACGTGTACGAAACACAAAGGACATTACGGCCAGCGCATGTAACGGATTTGGCATCTAAAATGGTATCAGGGTTATTCCGCTTTGGGGAGATAGCATTTGCTTGTCGTAATGCTGATGGGGATCTGCTTATGAACGGGCAGCATGTATGCTCGGCAGTTATAGAATCGGGAATGACCGTGCCTTGCTTAGTTGAGAAGTTTAAAATCTTAAACGACTTGGAGCTTTCGGAGCTTTTCAGGCAATTTGAGATACTTCCCAGAAGCCTGAATGATATGATTAAAGTTGAAGCCAACAGTCTTAGTTTATCATGGCCTATAAGGATGTCAGCCCTTATCGTATCGGCAGCCGCGATAGAATATGTCGACAAACCAAGCTTATACAGCGGATCTGGAACTGGTTCTAAGAATCCAGGGAAAAAGACTCTTACAAGAGATCAGAAAGTGGGGCTTTTAAGCGAATATTTAAAAGAAGGGGCCTTTTTAAGTAGCATAATTACTGACATGAGTAGTCAACGCCATTTGGCTAGAGCATCTGTAGCATATATGATATTTAAAACGTATAGAATTAATAAGTCAGTTGCCTTTAATTTTTGGTGTAAAGTTAGAGATGGGGAAAACTTAACCAGGGACATGCCTGAAATGAAGATCAGAGAGTTCCTTATCATGTCAGCGATGAAAAGCACAATTTCAAAGCCGTCTAGCGTTAGCAACCATGAATATTGTTACCGCATTGCCCAGGCATGGAATGCAAGCGTAAACGGTACGAGTACGCGACTTAACTATTATCATGATAAACCAATCCCGAGATTGGCAAACTAAAACCCCTTGACAGGACAGACCCAAACGTGCATTAGATGCGAAAAACACGGAAGTCTAAGGAAAGCACATGCCAAAACTAACCAGCATATCCAAGCGGGTAGACACG